TATGCGAACACTAAGATTCATGCTAAATGGGTAGCACAGATTGATTCTGATCTCGCCGAGAAAGCCAATGCTGCTTCGCGGGATACCCGCGTCGCCACAGGAAAATGTGGCATTTATGCTCAACGGCATGGCATCGCTACCCGAACACAAAACGATTAACAAGTGAGAAACTAAGATATGTCAGACTTCTATGCCGAAAAAAATACTGAGACTTCTTTTAAGCTATTCAATAAGCGCCAACTATATCGCGCCCAATTGCTTTCGCGTGGTGACAGCAATATTGTGGATTTTTACCGAGGAGAGAAAATATTATATGGAAGAGTTACATCTCGATTCCTGCCGGTGGTGGTAGGAGAAACGCTCCTGAGTCCTCTTGCGTCGGCGGCAGAAGTGGCTCAAGCACCCCACGCCTTAAACTTTGTGGCAGACGTATTCAACGCCATGGCACTCCAGTTTCAGAAGTGTGCATCCAATGGGCAGATTGATGTTAATGATCCTTATTTAAGCCAGCTTAAAGCTTATAAAGCCTACACGTCACCCTCTACTCTATATCTCCAATATAGAAAACTGTATTCCGCATTAGTAGGGGACTCGATCAAAGCTAGCGGCGTCCGCATCACTAATTTCGAACAGTTTATCGATTACTTTTTCATCAACATGCGAAGCATTTTAGCAACGAAGCCTGTGACGTATCCGGGCTTTATTAAGAGCGCCGAGTGTTCGATAATGTCATCTGGGTTGGCTATTGAAATAGCCGATATGGATTATATTAACGATGAAGAGAAAATGACTCGCCTCGTTAATAGTAGAAACTGGGACTTTTTTGTGCGAACTTGCAATTCTTACGGATTTATGGTAGATTGTCATGTGCCGTGGCGAATTGTTGCGGATGTGAGGTCAGATCTAATGATGCAGCAAGCCCGGCAATTCGGATATAAGTCTGTAATGGACGAAGCCTACGCGACAGCCTTCTCACAATACTTTAACGGATTTGTCTCACATTTGCTGGAGATGTATAATGCTGCCCGACTCGAAGCATATGAAAAAATAGAGGTATGCACAGATGGGAGCATCAAGACACATGTGGTGTATTCAGAGAGCTACACCGCCGATGAATTAGTAAGAAAGTATGATGCCTATTACTTTATAAAAATTTATTTGCAATTGCGTCTTTTTGAAGAAAAGCCCGAGATGCCAGAGGCTCACATGAAAAAGGTAATAAAAGAATTTATCAATTTTACCAAACATACCAACTCCTTGTCTGCAATTAGTTTTGGATTCGAGCAAATAATGAACAAACCATTTGACAAGAGCGGCTCGCTGGGTTATCATATAAAGAAGGTGATTGCTCAAGCGAATGCAGATTTTGCTTCTGGCGCCATCGATAATATAACAATTGACGATATGGGTATGTCAACTAATGATTTTTCAAGCTATTGACGATAAGTCTGAATGCATCGGGATCTACACAGACGGAAAGCTTCACTTTGACAAGTTTCCCGAGAACCTCACAAAGACATGGAAGTATACGGGGTCAATCACAGACCCGTCGGTGGAATACGCATGGATCCGGAGTGCCGGTCGCACCCTTGAGGATTGTTGTCCGGACTATTTAACAGAACAACTGGTGTCTGTGCAAAAGAAGATGCGCGCATATGTTAAATCTTTTAAGATCGCCAAGGTTAACCTTAATGACCATTGCGTATTTGACTTGATTCCTCATGACTTTCTGTTAGAATTTTGCGAGATCAAAAACAAGGTAACCGAGCACGTTTTCGAAGCATTTCCGGCACCCCCCAATTACGAACATCTTGCAAGTGTGCAAAAGCTCCTGCACAAGATCCAATACCAACGTCTTAACCTGAATGTAACACAGGCACACCATCTGCTCTACTCTTCTCGGGATCGGTACAAACTCACCGAGCTAATAAAAAACTATCAATATATAGACTATAATCTTTTTGGGACCGTGACCGGTCGCCTCACAACTCGACCAGACTCTTTTCCGATGCTAACGATAAAGAAGGAGTTCCGAGCCATTGTGAAGCCACATAATGACTTACTTCTCAGTTTGGATTATAACGGTGCTGAACTGCGGACCTTTATCGAACTGAGCGGTCTTGAACAGCCGCAAAAAGATATCCACCAATGGAACATCGAAAACATTTTTAAGGACCACGACGTGACGCGTGACGAGGCTAAAACGCTATTCTTCGCATGGCTATATAACCCTGACTCCAACGAAATTCAAGCAGAAGCGTATGATCGTAAAAAAGTACTTGACAAGTGGTATGAAGACGGTTATATTAAGACACCATATAACAGAGAGATTCTGGTGGAAGAGAGGAAGGCATTGAATTACCTCATTCAAAGCACAACTGCAGATCGCGTCATGGCAAAAGCAGTCGAGATCGATAAACTTTTGGAAGATAGGAAAAGTTTTATCTCACATATTGTTCATGATGAAATAGTTATTGATTACTCGGACGAAGATCGCGATTTAATTTTAAAAATCAAAGAGACGTTTGAGGACGGTTATCTGGCTAATTTGAAGGCTGGAAAAGATTATTATAATCTAAAAGAGATGACGCTATGATTTCCATTGTTGGCTTGGGCAACGCCGCCACTGCTATTGTTGAGAAATTCAAAGACATTCCTCAATATAGCGTGTATGTCATGAATGACAAGGTGAAGCGCAATTCTAAATATAAGTTCAAACTAAAAGCTTATGATCATCCCGAGCTTTATGAGAAGCACATCCCTAACGTAACAAAGTTTTTTGAAACCACAGAAGAACACATTCAATTTTTCATCGTGGGAGGCTCGTATAGCTCCAACTACTCGCTGGGGATCTTGGAACAAATAAAGGATAAGAAAATTGATGTCATCTATGTGAAGCCCGACACAGAGCTTCTCACGGGATATCCAGTCCTTATAGAGAATGCAGTCTTTGGCGTGCTACAGGAGTATGCTCGCTCAGGGCTTTTTAACTCAATGACCATCGTGTCCAATCTTAATTTAGAGAATTGCATGGGGGACTTGCCCATTAAGACTTACTATGACTCTTTGAATCAGTTCATTTTTTCAACCGTGCACCATGTAAATTACTTTACGCACACAGAGCCGGAGATTGGACAGGTATCAAAACCAGCAGACATAAATAGAATTCGGAGCGTAGCAGGTTTAGATTTAACAAATCTTGAAGAAAAATGGCTTTTTGAGCTTGACACTCCCCGAGAATTATGTTATTATTTAGCTATAAAGACTGAGAGATTAGAGAACGAAGGAGGATTGCACAAGCGACTCGTAGACATGTTGAAGGATAAACCCCGAAATGCATTTCGCAAGCTGTCATATGCAATCTATGAAACACCTTATAACGATTTTGGGTTCTGCGTTGCCCACACTAACGTAGTACAAAACAACCAAAAAACTCTTGACAAGCTTGTTCAAGAGTGATATATTAGGTATCAAGGAACGCTTGATATACTTTATTAACCATTAAAAAGGAGAAAAAAATGGGAATTGATATGGAACTAATGCGACGTAAGCTCGCAACCCTTCGCGGAGAAGGAAACAAGGATGCAAACTCGCCATGGTTTAAGCCAGACGAGGGAGATACTGACATTCGGATCGTACCGACTAATGACGGAGATCCACTAAAGGAAATGTTCTTCCACTATAACGTGGGCGATCATAAGGGAGGCATCATGTGTCCGAAGCGAAACTTCGGCGATGAATGTCCAATTTGCGAATTCGCTTCCAAGCTTTGGCGCGAGGGAGTTGATAACAATGACGATGAGAGCAAGAAGCTCGCAAAGAGTCTCTTTGTGCGAACGCGCTACTTTTCACCCGTCGTTGTGCGAGGTCGCGAAGAGGAGGGGATCAAGGTCTACGGCTACGGCAAGCAGGCTTATGAGCTTCTTCTTGGATACATCCTCGATCCAGAATATGGTGATATCACTGATAGCCAAGAGGGCACCGATATCACCCTCACCTACACCAAGCCTAATAAGCCCGGTGCATACCCACAGACAAGCCTCAAGATGCGTCGCAACACATCCACATTGCTTGAAGATACGGAAGCTATCCCCGCCCTCCTCGATGGCATTCCTGACTTCGATGGTCTCTTTGATCGTCTTAGTACTCAACAAGTAGACGCTATCTTGGATGAGCAACTTTCGGGAGATTCCTCCGCAGAAAGCCGCTCATCTACGACAGCCAAGTACGGTCCTGCCAACGGTAAGAGCAGTGTTGACCGTGCATTTGATGAACTAATGTCTGGCTAAAGTAAATAGGCATGTCTGATACCGATGGCAGAGCGGGATTAAAATACTCTGCCATATTTTTTTAAATAGGAGACAATAATATGTTAGATAAACTCAAGGACCTATGGTCCAAATGGAAGGTTCATGTGAGCGTTGTAGGTGGCATCTTAGTCATTAGCAGCATTTACGGAACTTGTTCATATGAGCCCCCCACTGTGTCAGAAGCAGAGGTGGCTCCAGCAGAGTCTACCACGACCAACACAGCAGTTGAGGCGTCGGCAACCACCACCCCCGAGACGACTGGTGATAGCACCACGACCGCCCCAACTACCACAACTACAACTGAGTAGTTACAAAAGCCGCTGGCAGACCGGTAAAAAGTCTGCCGTTTTTAAGGAGGGGCTCGTGACACAGGCAGTAAATCAACAGTCGCTTTTAAGCGAGTTAGATATAGCTATCAGAAAGATAAACAATAAGAATCTGAAAAATCCATATCGAACCAAAAAGCATGTTTTGAAAATGCTTTCTAAAACACAGTTCAAGAAGCCATATACTTACAAATGGCTTAAAGATATGAGAGATTTAGAGCTATTGTCTATCACAAAAGGTGGAACATTTACGTGCCCATGCTGCGAGAAGGAAAGTACAGAACCCGTGCTGCAACATAATTGGCACCCTACACCCTATAGAGTTTTGGCAACTCGTGCTGTGGATGATGATAAGTTTTGCTCGATGATCCCGGAATACATTGTTCATCAAACTAATGAGAAGGGAGCCTTTACGTTAAAAGAATACAAAAAAACGATTTGGTATATAAAAAAACAAAACCCTCGCTACACGGAAAAAGAAGTATATGAGTACGCGTACGCCAAGACAAAGTCAAATTACGCATTGGGGTATTTTACAGACAATGAGCTGTTGTTACATCACATTGATGAAATTAAGAGACACATCCGCATGGAAAAGAATGATTATGATTTTGTTTGCAGGACATGTGCTCACAAACAAGACAAGTATATCATTGATAGTGGTCGCCTATATCCCGATGAGCCTTATTTCTTGTATGACGAGGACTGTGAACGGCGCGAATTATTGGCCAATGCTTGTATCGAGGCGTGGTTGTCAGCTTGACAAAAAATCTTAAAATGTCGATCTCCCAAATTTTTTCGCCGGTATATTTTTGAGATTTTTGGTTTTATAATGAAGACACCGTTACGCTACCCAGGCGGCAAATCACGTGCTGTTAAGCACATCTTGCCTCACATCCCGGAAGACATTGACCGACTTTGCTCGCCTTTCTTTGGCGGAGGCTCTGTTGAGCTAGCAGTTGCCGACAGGGGCACTGAGGTGCGCGGCTACGACAAGATGAAGCAGCTAGTATGGTTCTGGATGGCGCTATGCGCAGACAACGATCATCTAGCTGACGAGGTGCAAAGCCTGCGAGAACAATATGAGATTCGAAACGGCGATACCGTGACAGGCTGTTCAAAAGAGTCATTTCACCAGTACCGAGAGGATCTTAAGACTGAATCGTTTATGTTTTCTTACGAGAGAGCAGCAAGGTATTATGCTATTAATCGCGCTAGTTTTTCTGGCGCTACATTTAGTGGTGGATGGTCCGAGAGGGCTTCATATGCAAGATTTACAGATTCGTCGGTTCAAAGATTAAGGGATTTCGAAGCCAAAAACTTTAGAGTAGATTATGCCGATTTTGAAGACGCGATGGGCTATCACCCAAAAGCTTTCTTATATCTTGATCCACCATATATGCTGAAAGGGTCTCAGAATTCTCTCTATGGGATTAGTGGGAATCTACACAACTCGTTTGATCACGAAAGATTACACAGCTTGTTGACAAAGAGAGCTGGATGGGTTATGTCATATAACAATTGCAAAGAAATTAAAAAGATGTATAAAGATTATGAGATTATTGAAACAGAATGGTCTTACGGGATGAATAAGAGTAAAGAGTCATCTGAGATACTAATTATTGCGAGATGAACATGAACGAGTTACATATTAGTTTTAAGAGGGCGATGGAAGAGGAGGTCGACATCCCATCCGAAATGGAGGATGACGCTACCACGCCGCTGCCATCACCGGAAGATGGACCTGAGAACAATCTACAGCGCGCCATCCGTGCAATCGAGGCAGAAGGCTACGAGTATAAGATCGTCAAGAATGAGATCCGTGTCTTAGACGACAACCGCCAAGAGACGATGCAGAAATTAGAGCAGATGCTCAGCCCTCTCGGCTTCGTTTACAACCCCAATTCAACTCGCAGTTCGCTGGGTCGCTTAGAGCTTAAAGCTGCCTCCGGCGGATCCGCCTACGTTGTCGTTAAACAAAAGCGCCGCACTGCAGCATCAGCCGGCATGGACTTCGAAGAAAAATTGGCGACTGAGATCACTAGTCGATACCGGCATGCTGGCATCACCGCCACGACTGCCGGGTTCGGTCACGGCTCTGATTTAACTATCTTAAAGAACGGACGCAAGATGATGTCCATCGAACTTAAGACCGCGCTCTCGGCAGACTTCGGACAGTTTCGGATTGAGTACAACATTCAGTCTAAAAGCTGGGAGCCTCGCCGCACTGCTGGTTTTGTTAAGAACGAAAAGGTTTTCGGTTCTCTATTCAATGACTACTTGCGAGACTGGCTCAACCACTACGCCAAGTTTCCGGACTTGTATGATCGGCGCTTAAACCTGCGCGGCAATAGCGTCGTTGGTCTGCTGCCAACGCAAAAGACCGGAGAACTCAAGAAAGATTTACAAACCAAATGGTTTGATGGGAAGACGGACAAGAAGGTGCCGTTTGAATTCTCACGGATTGCGGGTTACTATGCAGATAAGGGCGATTCGTTCATTCAGATTGGGCAAGCAGGACTTTACGCCCTAAAGACGCCTGCACAAACAATTATTGATGTGCCCATGTTCGGAGACTTGGGACTAAACTGTGATTTGCGATTAAGACTAAAGCCCTCCATGGGAGCCAATAGCTCCACCAGCTTCACAGTTGCTGTAAAAATCAAAGGGCGCTATAAAAAATCAAATTTAAGCTTGACAAACCCGCAAGACTTAGATAAAATAATATCAATGCTTTAAACTGTAGGAGAGCACATGGCAAAAGCCAAAGCAGGTCGCGTGGCAATGCAAGACCTAATGAAACTAGTAAACAAGAAAGCCGGTCGGAGCGTTGCCCATGATCTAACCGGCGACAACCCCACCTCCGTTAAAGAATGGATTCCAACAGGCTCTCGCTGGCTTGACTCGATCATCTGCAAGGGACGAGTAGCAGGCGTCCCAGTCGGTAAGGTCACAGAGATCGCCGGACTGGAGTCCACGGGCAAGTCATACATGGCAGCACAGATCGCAGCCAATGCGCAGAAGACGGGGAAGCTCGTCGTATATTTTGATTCTGAGTCTGCCATCGACCCAAGTTTTTTGGAGAGAACAGGGTGCGACCTAGAGCGCTTAATGTACGTTCAAGCATCCTCTGTCGAGTTTGTGCTGGAGACTATCGAAGAGCTTCTAGCAGCAACCGACGAACAGATTGTTTTTATCTGGGATTCGCTAGCATTTACCCCTTCTGTCTCAGACGTGGAGGGCGACTTCAATCCGCAATCATCGATGGCGGTGAAGGCGCGCATTCTTGCAAAGGGAATGTCCAAGCTGACGATCCCTATTGCTGATAAGCAGGCGACTCTGCTTGTCCTGAATCAGCTTAAGACCAATATCCCACAGGGTCCGAATGCCCGCATTGTGGCGATGACCACGCCCTACACAACCCCCGGCGGCAAGGCGATGCACTATTCTTATTCGCTGCGCATCTGGCTGACTGGTCGCAAGGCAAAGGCATCATTCATCGAAGATGAAAAGGGTTTCCGAATTGGATCAGAGGTTAAAATTAAGCTAGAGAAGTCTCGCTTTGGCACGCAAGGGCGCTCTTGTGCATTCCGCATCTTATGGGGCGCTGAAGAGATTGGCATTCGCGACGAAGAGAGTTGGTTTGACGCTATTAAAAGCTCCGAGTCTCTCTCGTCCGCCGGAGCTTGGTATACTCTTAAGACACCCGGAGGCTACGAAAAGAAATTTCAACCCTCCAAGTGGACAGGGTTGATTACATCTGATCCCGAGTTCCGTGCCGAAGTGATCAAGATCATGGATGAAGAGATTGTTCAGAAGTTCCAGAATCGAGAAGGCAACGCGGATGCCTTCTACGCCGATCCTGAAGATCTGACGGTTCCAGTAAAAGAATAAAAAGTTGTTGACTTTGTCCTCCTAATTGGTTATAATAGAATATAATCACAAAGGAGGGCTTTGTGTCTGTAGACTGCAAAGAATACAAATGCGGCGGAGCCGTTAAAAGGCACGTAGGGATCAAAAGAGTGGTTTACACGATTAACAACAAGATAGCAGGGAGCTATAAGCTATGAAACGAGTATTAATTATTGATGCGCTGAATGCGTATCTGAGGGCATATATTGTAGACCCATCGCTGTCCACCAATGGGCAGCCGATTGGGGGACTCAAAGGCTTCATCAAGATTTTACAGAAACTGGTGAGAGAAACACGACCCGATCAGGTGGTGGTTGCGTGGGATGGTCCGAACGGATCCAAGAAGCGCAAGACTATGGACAAGAACTACAAGGAAGGTCGCAAGCCGATCCGCCTCAACAGAGCATTCCACAACCTTACAGACGACGAAGAGTTGCAGAATAAGATTTGGCAGCAAGGGAGAGTGATCGAGTATCTTAACAACATGCCCATCATCCAAACCCTTCTTCCAGAGATTGAAGCCGATGACGTGATTTCGTATGTCTGCTCGATGGACTACTATAAGGGCTGGCAGAAGATCATTGTCTCTAATGATAAAGACTTCATGCAGATTTGCGACGATGAGACGGTGTTGTGGCGCCCCACTCAAAATGAAATGCTCAACACCAAGCGCATCGTCGAACAGACGGGCGTCCACCCTACTAATATGGCACTAGCGCGCTCCATCATTGGAGATGCGTCCGATAACTTAGCTGGCATCAAGGGTGTTGGATTCAAAACAATAAGTAAGCGCCTATCGTTTTTAGGTGAAGAGAAGACATATACTATTGATGATGTCGTAGACTATTGCGCCAATGCTAGCGAGAACAGCAAGCTTAAGGTTTTCGATAACATCGCAGAGAACAAAGGGGTTATCGAACACAACTACAAGATGATGCAACTCTATGCGCCCCAGATGTCTTTCCAATCTAAGATGCATGTGAAGGAGTCCATAGAAAATTTTGAATGTGAGTTCAACAAGACAGAGATTCTGGGACTGATGCGCGCCGATGGATTTGGTGAGCTAAATTGGGAAGATCTTAAGACACACTTAAACAAAATAGCGAGAGAGTGTGTTGACAATGCAACCGAATAAATCTTATTTTTGCCTTGACTTTCAGCCTCAGTCGGTTATACTTATAAACACAAGCGGGGGTATAAATGGCAGCAAGTAAAATCAACTTTGGAAAGTATGGAAAAACTTTCCAAGAAGGACTTGTTCAGCTTATTTTTGAGGATAGACCATTCGCAGATCAGATCACTGAAGTACTTGATACTAACTTCATTGAGCTAGAGTATCTGCGTGTCTTTCTAAGGAAAACGCTAACATTCCGAGAGAAATACGACAAGCACCCATCAGTCAATGCGATGTTAACCATCATTAAGACTGAACTGGAAGATGAAGACGAGACGATCCAACAACAAGTGAAGGATTATTTCGCTCGCATGCACACCCAAGAGGTGACGGACGCAGAATACATCAAGGAAATCTCGCTTGATTTTTGTCGTAAGCAAAACCTGAAAGAGGCGATGCTGACGTCCGTTAATCTTTTGCAGAATTGTTCTTTTGACGAGATTTCTAAAGTTATTAATGATGCCTTAAAATTGGGATCTGAAAATAATTTTGGCTATGATTACATGGCAGACTTTGAAGAGAGGTTCATGCCCAAGTTCCGAGTACCAGTCTCTACAGGCTGGTCCGACATCGATGGTATCATTGGTGGCGGCTTAGGCAAGAGCGAACTGGGGGTTGTGATTGCCCCCACAGGAGCCGGCAAGTCGATGGTTCTTGTGCATCTTGGATCTGAAGCTTTAAAAGAAGGCAAAACTGTAGTACACTATACACTAGAACTTCAAGATACGGTCATTGCAACTCGCTACGATAGTTGTATCACAGGTTATCCCCTTTCGGACATCATTAATTTTAAGGAAGAGATATATGAAGAAATTAAAAACATTGATGGAACACTTATTGTTAAAGAGTACCCAACTAAGTCTGCCTCCACAAATACAATCCGAGCACATCTTTCTCGGCTTGTTAAGCGTGGTATTAATCCTGGAATGGTTATTGTAGATTACGCAGATCTTCTCAAGCCCATGCAAATGCGCAAAGAGAAGCGCGAAGAGCTTGGGTCTATTTATGAGGAGTTGCGCGCCCTCTCCACAGAGTTCCAGTGCCCTGTGTGGACCGCATCACAAACAAATCGCGCCGGTCTGAGCGCAGAGGTGATCACAATGGAACAAATCTCAGAGGCATTTAATAAGTGCTTTGTTGCCGACTTTATTTTCTCTGTCTCGCGAACGATTGAGGACAAACAGAACAATCAAGGAAAGATTTTTATTGCAAAAAATAGAAACGGACCGGACGGAATGGTGTATAATATATTTATGGACACCTCCAATGTGAATATCAAAATTTTGCCTAAGATTCACCAATTGGGCGCCGGTAACAATACTCAGCAAGTGGCGACATCGCCAGTCTCCCTTGATCCAAGAGCGCAGCAGGAACTTTTAAAGGCAAAATATACTAAACTAAGAAGGAAATAGCAACCAATGAGAACACTTGACAACATCCGCCGCTTCCGGCTTTCCGATACATTCATTGAGCCGTATAAAGGAGCCACCGTCCCATGGGGACCCCTAGGGTATGTAACATATAAACGTACCTACTCGCGGCGCCTAAACGAATTTGAACCCGACGCCACCGGGAGCGAAGAGTGGTGGCAAACATGTCGCCGAGTTGTCGAGGGCATGTTCAACATGCAAAAGCAGCACGTATTCTTATTGGGCTTAGAATGGAATGATGCCAAGGCACAGAAGACAGCCAAGGACGCTTATGATCGGCTGTTTAATTTAAAGTGGACACCACCCGGTCGCGGACTGTGGATGATGGGGACCAAGTTTATTGAAGAGAAGACCGCTGCCGGATTGTTTAACTGCGCATTTAGATCAACTCGCGACTTGGCTACCAAAGGCGGCTATTTGTTCGCGTGGATGATGGATGCTCTTATGGTAGGCATTGGCGTAGGGTTCGACACCGAGGGCGCTGGAACCGTTAACGTCAAAGAGCCCCACTATACTAATGACATCCATGTTATCGATGACTCCCGTGAGGGGTGGGTTGATTCTGTTCATCTTTTGCTCGATGGATTCTTCTTTGGTGGAAAGGTGCCCAAGTTTGACTACTCCTCTATCCGACCACAGGGCGCCATCATTCGCGGCTTTGGGGGCACCTCATCGGGCGCCCGCCCGCTTATCGAGTTGCATAAAAACCTAACGGAACTGTATGCCGGTCGCATTGGTGAGCCAATTAGTTCTGTTGATATCGTGGATACCGAGAACCTGATCGGGCGCTGTGTGGTGGCGGGCAATGTGCGCCGCTCTGCTGCTCTAGCAATGGGTCGCTACGACGACAAGCGATATCTAGAGATGAAGAACGATTCTGAAAAGCTCATGCATCATCGATGGGGTTCGAACAATTCCTTCAATGCGGTCGTGGGCATGGACTACACATGGCACGCGACACAGTCCCAGAAAAATGGTGAACCGGGATATATTTGGCTCAACAACGCACGCACCCGCGGACGATTTAAAGATGGCGAACGTCTAGACGATATTAATGTCGCAGGATTCAATCCTTGCGTGGAACAACAGCTGGAAGACGCGGAGCTATGCTGCTTGGTCGAGACATATCCAGCCAAGCACGACGACATAGAAGACTACTTGCGCACTTTAAAGATTGCTTATTTATACGGAAAGACTGTCACCCTCTCCAACACTCATTGGCCAGAAACAAACGCAAAGATGCTTAAGAACCGGCGCATCGGACTATCTCAGTCGGGTGTTGTGCAGGCATTCAACAAGCACGGACGCCGACAGATGTATGATTGGTGCGACAAGGCGTACGCACACGTTCAAGAATTAGACGAAGAATATTCTAACTGGTTATGTATCCCCAAGTCTATTCGGATGACCTCGATCAAGCCGTCCGGAACAGTCTCGCTGCTCAACGGATCGACCCCGGGCATCCACTTCCCCGAAGACGAGTACTACATTAGACGTATCAGGTTCTCAAAAGATTCAAAATTAATTGATAAACTTGTTGAAGCGGGATACAAGATGGAAGATGATCGTTACTCTCCCAACACACTCTGCGTAGAATTTCCGGTTCACGAACCGCACTTTCAAAAAGGAAAGCGCAGCGTATCTATGTGGGAACAGTTGGAGATCGCGGCACAGTACCAGCACTACTGGGCTGACAACTCCGTATCAGTGACAGTCACCTTTAAGCCCGAAGAGGCTTCCCAAATTAAAGATGCCCTTGAGATGTACGAATCTCGTCTGAAGGCAGTCTCCTTTTTAAAATATGAAGAAACGGGATATGAACAAGCTCCCTATGAATCTATTACTAAAGAGCAGTATGATGAGGCGACTAAACAAATTAAACCACTGATGCGATTCGAGACAGATGAAGGCGGCAGCGGCACCAAGTTCTGTACTAACGATTCTTGCACTATTTAAATTAACAACTAACCCGGAAAGTAATAACATGTTTGAGCCACTCAATAGATACATTCAGATTGATTTGGGACAACCAAGTCCCCACGAAACAGCAGGAGGCGTCCTGCTTCCACAAGATTTTAAACCGACAGAAGATCGACATGTCGTAGCCTCCGTTGTGGCGTGGTCGACAGAAGTTCGCTTTGCAGAACAGCTATCACAGGGTGTTCAGGTCCTTGTGGATAAGTCTATGGTAGAACAGCTTGTGATCAACGGCGAGGACACCTCCCTTGTGTTAGATAATTATGTTTTAGGACTAATTAAATAAGGACACAAAGGGGGAGCATTGCGAGATGCCTATCGACAAGAATTTTTATAATGAATCGTCTGCAGCTAACTTGGGCTGGGAACCAGCATGGTTTGGCGAAAAGTATTTCGACGATAAGCTCGTCCGCGCCATTAAGAAATGGCAGAAAGAAAGAGGCTTATCAGGGGATGGTCTATGTGGACCGATGACCTATCGGCGCCTTTGGACGGAACGCCAAGCCGACATCGATGCACACAAGCCAGAAGATCCTCAGTACTCCAACTACATTGTGTATAATGGAGAGTTCCACCCCATTGGTTGGGACAAAATGGTCTTATGGTCCGAACGCGGTGGTCTACCCTCGCGAAAGGGATCGTACTATGACTATACAGGGCGCCCCAAACGAAACATTCGCTATTTTGTAAACCACTGGGATGTCTGTTTAAGTTCCAAGTCTTGTCAAAATGTATTAGATCGCCGAGGTATCTCCGTGCACTTTCTAATTGACAACGACGGCACCATCTATCAGACCACAGATATGCAACACGGGTGCTGGCACGCAGGAAGTGAAAGAGCAAACCGTGCATCTGTCGGCGTTGAAATTTCTAACGCCTACTACCCCAAATACCAAGAGTGGTACAAGAAGAATGACTTCGGTGAGCGCCCGATAGTGGAAGAGGCATGGGTTCACACGCGCAAGTTAGAGCCCTTCTTGGGTTTTTATCCAGTTCAAATCCGAGCACTCAAAGCGCTCTGGAAAGCGATTCATGTTGCAACCGAAATTCCATACGAGGCACCCCTCGGTCAGTTTGGAAACACCTCTACAAAATATGAACAAGATGTTAAATACGGAAACTTCTCTGGATTCGTGAGTCATTATCACATTTCTAAAGGAAAGATTGATTGCGCCGGACTTGATTTGCGCACATTGCTGGAAGAAACAGTCCAAGAGGAAAACACCGGATACGTAGGAAGCAGCGATGTCTGCGAAGATGAAGTATGAACACGAACACATCGTGGTGGGTAGCTCATTAAGCGCCTTATTGTTTGCATTCGTTAACAAATACCCAGTTTTTTTTGCCCAAGAGCGCAGACCTTTTCGGTTCGACTATTTGCCAATTGATGCAGACTTATCGGGACTAAAAATTTCCATGTCCCCAAAAAGTTTAACGACGTTTGAGGGAGAAAAGGAAGTTGGGATCCCGAAAGAGTTGTTGTGGGAGAGACTTCTTTTCTTATTGGGACTGGAGGGGCAACTGCCTCTGTCTAACTTGTGTCACACCTTGCGCTGGACTCCGGACTCGCTGGTGTGCTCAAACGAGTATTCAAAAATAGCAGAAGTTAATTTTGAAAGATGCTATTACTTTGGCGACGATCAGTCGGTTGGGTTAGCAAAAGAGAAAGCACTTGACCCTCCGCAATATATATGTTATGATTGGATAGCCTTCAATCGGGGAGGCAAACACCACATCGACTATATTGAATTTGATGACGACTTAGTAAGACAGGTATGGTTTTATCCTTCGGATAGAATTGATGGGGCAACTGCCGTTAAAGACGCGTGTGTTGTTTCAACGCTCACAGAAGAGCAACTTAGAGATTTTAACTACTCAGAAACCATGGCTCGATTCAAACTTGTTCATCAAATGGAAAGTTTAGGCATGAAAGGAAAATTTAATGGATACGGACCGAACGGAAAACCAAAGCATTACAAATTTAGAACATCTAGCACTGCTCGCCAAAAGCATGAGCAGCGCATTACCCCCCAACCACAAGCCAGCAATATTGAAATACCGCAAGATAGCGAAGAAGATTTGCTTGAAGCTCTACCGCAGGGTTGTTTGGGATACGATAGACTTTTGAGGCATTTGTGAAGCATATACATTTAGCCGGCATCATTCCGGTGGCTGGCTTAACGACCGATTTCGACATCGACACACCAGAGATACTGATGCCAGTGGAGGCAGGGTTTACTGCGATTCAGAAAGCCGTCTTCGAATGTTCGATAGCCGGGTGCCAAACTATTTGGATTGTTGCTAACTCAGACTTAGCTCCGATGGTGCGTAAAAGAATAGGCGAGTGGGTGTATGATCCTGTCTACTTAAACCGCAGACAATACGGAGAAAACTCTGAGAACAGGCGCGAGATACCTATTTATTATGTTCCCATTCACCCTAAAGATATTGGGCGCCGCGATTCATATGGCTGGTCGATCCTTGCCGGCATCTATGCAGCATGGCGCACCGCCAACCATATATCTAAATGGGTCGTGCCCGAGAAGTACTTTATCGCTTTCCCTATGTCTGCTTATAATGTTTATGATCTACGCCAACACCGTCGCGAGATATCCGATCCCTCGAACAACTTTTTAATGAAGCACGACGGGCACACTGTTGTAGATGACGTGCCTCTTTGTTTTACAATGCTGGGGCAAGACTATATCCATTGCCGGCGCCACGTTAACAAAGAGACTACCAAGGAGTTTTATAATACCGAAGAGGGAGAGCAATACCCCAGCAAGCGCTTGCCGCTGGAGGAGCGCTGGTCAGCAAAGAATTTCGATCTATCCGTGGTGTTTAATAAGCTGAATACTGCAGACGCGCATATATATGAACCGGAGTGGTTCTTTGATCTCTCGACATGGGAAGGCTATAGAAGTTATCTTGCGTCAGATAAAATAATAAAAAAACCATCAGAGTTCTTGACGAAGCCTCATAAACATGCTATTATACCATATAAGACTTAAGGAGGGATTATGAGTCGTACTGATTCTAAGATTAAATTTGTTGGGCTGCACGCGCACAGCGTAGCGGGGTCCATTTTCGATGCCATTGGATATCCACAGGCACACATGGATTTTTGTTATGAAAATGGCGGAGATGCACTAGCGCTCACTGATCATGGAAACATGAACGGCTTAGCATACCAAGTACTGCACGCAAAGAAAATGCAGGAGGGCGGCAAAGAGTTTAAACCAATCTTTGGGTGTGAAGCATACTTTATCCCGTCCGTTGAGGAGTGGCAAGAAGAATACACCAGAGCGATGGAAGATAAGAAGCGCGCCAGATCCGCCAAAGCAGCTAAAGCTTCAGGCGCAACTGTTGAGGATGAGGGCGCCAGCAAGAAGACACAAGATATCCTTCGGCGCCGACGTCACCTCGTCCTGTTGGCACAAAATCAGACAGGTCTCAACAACCTGTTTAAGCTGGTCTCAGAGAGCTACCAGTCAGAGAATTTTTATAGGTACCCCCGTATAGACTATAGACTTTTGGAGAAGTACAACGAGGGTATTATCGCCGCTAGCGCATGCCTTGGAGGTGTGTACGCGGGTGATTATTGGGAGAACCGCGAAGAAAGCGATGAAGCAGTTTTAAGTGCCATGCGTGATACCACCGAACGCATGGTAGAAATATTTGGTGACCGTTGGTATGCAGAAATACAATGGAACAACATTGAAGACCAGCATAAGCTGAACCAATTTGTTATCCAGACGGCACAAGAAATGGGCGTTAGTTTGATCACAACAGCCGACAGCCACTACCCGAATCCCGATGCTTGGAAGGACCGCGAACTATACAAGCGATTGGGGTGGCTTGGAAAGGGTAGACCATCATGGGCAGAGGAAGAATCACAACTTCCCGCTGGGGTTGAAGAAATCGGATATGAACTGTATCCGAAGAACGGTGATCAAATCTGGGAAAGCTACAAGCAGTATTCAGAAAGCGGTGGGTTTGAATACGATGATGCAGTAGTCTTGAAAAGTATTGAGGAGACACATCGCATTGCGTTTGAACGCATCGAGTCTTTCTTGCCTGACAATACAGTCCGCCTCCCCGAATTCGTTGTACCGGCTGGCTATACCGCAACTCAAGCGCTTGTTAATTATGCACTTGAAGGTCTAAAGGACAGGGGATTTCATAAAAACTCAGAGTACACTGAGCGTTTGAGACAAGAGCTTAATGTTATTGACGAGCGAGGGTTCTCCAAATATTTCTTAACCATGAAGTCTATCGTGGATGTAGCAACAGACATGATGCTGACCGGTCCCGGTCGAGGATCAGCCGCCGGCTCACTTGTCGCCTATGCGCTTGGTATTACTCAAGTGGATCCCATTAAGCATGACTTACTGTTCTCTCGCTTCTTACGCTCTGATGCTAAGGACTACCCAGATATTGACTACGATGTATCCGACAGCATGGCACTGAAAGAAAAGTTAGTTGAGATGTGGGGAGAGGATTGTGTTGCGCCTATCTCTAACTGGAACACGCTGCAGCTCAAAAGTTTAATTAAGGATATCTCAAAGCTATATAATATCCCTTTCACTGAGGTCAACACCGTTACCTCTATTATGATCCGGGAAGCGACGCCGGAGGCTAAGCGTAAGCATGGTGTAAAGGCAGGTGTTTACGCGCCAACATGGGAAGAGGTCATGGAGTTTTCCCCTTCTCTCCAAGCATATCTAAACAAACACCCGGAGGTTAAGACGCACGTTGAGGGACTTGTCGGACAAGTTAGATCATGCTCGCGTCACGCTGGCGGCGTTGTCATCGCAGAGAACCTTGATTCCAATATGCCGTTGATTAATTCTGGCGGTGTGCGTCAGGCACCATGGGCGGAGGGACAGAACGTTCGCCATCTTGAGCCCATGGGCTTCATTAAGTTCGATCTGCTTGGACTTTCCACCCTTAAGATGATGGAAGGTTGCATCGAGCACATCCTCCAGCGTCATCACGGCGTTGAAGAGCCGACGTTTGCACAGGTGCGAGATTATTATGAACGCATACTGCACCCAGACATTCTGGATATGAACGACTCCACTGTCTACGAGAACATCTTTCACACAGGAAAATGGGCAGGTGTCTTCCAGTTCACAGAGCATGGAGCACAACAATTTTGTGTGAGAGCGAAGCCGAACAACATCATTGACGTATCAGCTATCACTTCTATCTTTCGTCCCGGTCCATTGTCGGCAGGGGTAGACACAGATTATGTAGAAGCCAAGGGGCATCCCCAGCGCATCAGCTATCTTACTCCTGATTCACGAGAGATCACTGAAGAAACTTATGGCTTCCTCATCTTCCAAGAACAAATTGCTTTGCTGGCTCACAAGCTGGGTGGGCTCACTCTTGACGAAGGCAACATGCTTCGCAAGGTCTTGACCAAGAAAGGAACCGGAAAGGGTTCCGTCAAGGGCAGGCTTCACGATAAGTTTATTAAGGGGTGTGTGGCGAAAAACATTGACCGCGATGCTGCCCAAGCACTTTGGGACAAGTTTGAATACTTCTCCGGCTACGGCTTCAACAAGTCACACGCGGTGAGCTATTCGATTATCTCATATCAGTGCGCGTGGTTGTGGAACTATTACCCCGCAGAATGGATGGCAGCATTCCTCGACAAAGAGCCCGAGAGCAGAAAGGAAAAGGCAATCAACATCGCCAAGCGATATGGATTCGACATTGCCCCACTGGATATTAATAAGTCAGGCACAGTGTGGGAGATTAGTGAGGATGGCAAGACACTGATTCAGCCACTCACGTCTATTAAGGGATTAGGGAAAGCAGCAATCGATCAGATTCTCGCCAACCGTCCGTTAAACAATGCAGAGGATCTCCTCTTTAACGAGAATATTACGTATTCAAAATTGAACAAGAAGTCTCTGGATGCTTTATGTCGCGGCGGAGCACTGGATAATATTGTCGATGATCGCTTCACTGGTCGAAAGCATTTCTGGTCTGCATGCATTGTGGATCGCCCCAAGAACTTGAAGAAGTTAGCTGAGAATATAGAACTGTACCGACCCGAAGGCGACTTTAGCGAAGAAGAAATCATCCAGTTCAAGTCGGATCTTACTGGAGTCTTCCCCATCAACTTGGTGATTAATGCCGAGACGGTCCAGAAACTACAAGACAAATTTATTCCACCCATCTCTGAGTTCGATCAAGAACTACAGGTTTGCTGGTTTATCCCGCGCAAGATTGTGCCGAGAAAAACCAAGAAAGGTAAAGACTATTGGATTGTAGAGGTCATTGATTCCAACAACGAACTAACTAGAATAAGGTGCTGGGGTATCAAACCCGAGAAAGATCGCGTGCATCTCAACCGACCGTACATGGCGAGATTGAACTATGATGAAAACTGGGGATTCTCAACATATGCGGTTGGCAGAACATTTAGATTACTAGGATAACCATGAACGTACTTAAAACTTTTAGCCCATTATTGAAGGAAGCAAAGCTCATCGATGACTTACCAGTGGTCATTAGAGTACAAAAGTTTGATGGCACCGCAGCGAAGGAATTCTCGAAACTTGTAGGAAAAGCACAGAACACAGGACAGCCGGTGCTGCCAATTATTATCGACAGTTATGGAGGGCAAGTTTATAGCCTCATGTCCATGATTTCGGACATCAAACACAGCCGCATTCCGATTGCCACCATCGTGCAAGGAAAAGCAATGTCGTGCGGCGCTATTTTGTTTAGCTTTGGAGCCGAAGGTAAGCGCTATATGGATCCAGACGCCACAGTTATGATTCACGATGTTAGCTCAATGAGTTGGGGCAAAGTAGAAGAGGTTAAAGTAAGCGCCGACGAAACCGACCGCCTTAATCAGAAGATTTATACAATGATGGCGGAGAATTGTGGACATCACAAGGATTACTTCCTTGACATCGTGCACGAGAAAGGGCACGCAGATTGGTTTTTGGAAAGCGACGAGGCTAAAAAACACAATCTTGCTAATCATTTGCATGTACCTCAGTTAAAAATTGAAACCCGGGTCAAGTTCGACTTTAAGTAAAACTACTTAAGGTATGGCAGCTAGCAGCAAATTAAAATGGAAGAGAATTCTCAACCAGTTAAGGTTTTACAGCGTCGAACTGGACACTGTAAAAGAAATTGTGCGAGAAGCTGCGCCAGATTTTCAGAAGTATTATGAAAGCTTCTGTGCCACCAACAATATAGATCTTAACGAACTCAACAACCAACATCGGGAGCGGGTGCAAGAACTATACGGAAAGCCAGACACCAATAGCAGTGACGAGAATGAACCCGACATAGACAACCTTAGCGAGACGAGCATAATTGTTCATGAATCTTCCTCCCCGCCCCCACCGGCGCCTGAATCTTACCAAATGACACAAGACGAGAAAGAAATGCACGAAGCATTTTCTAAACTCTTCAAAAAGATTGCCCTCACACTTCACCCAGACCGAGTAGACCCCAATTTGTCCACTGAAATGCGCAAAGATATGATAAGTAGATTCCAAGAAGCCAACCGCGCCATGGAACAAAAAAAGTATTTTGTTTTATTGGATATTGCCGACGAGCTTAACATCACAACTCCCCGAAACTATAAGCAACAGAATCGCTGGATGAAACGTGAGGTTGGCAGACTTGAGCAGCTTGTGCGCAATCAAAAGAGCACCTATAACTATAAGTTTGCCGATGCAGAGACGGACGCTGAGCGCGACACGCTAATAAAACAATTCCTACATCAATTATTTGGGCTCCAGCTATCAGAAAATAGTTGACAGCACTTAAGATAGATGTTATATTAATAAAGAATTAAAAAGGAGGGCTTAATGGCCACAACAAATGAAGAACGTAAACGATATGTAAAGGAATACATTCGTTCACTAAACGCAATCGAAGAGGCAATGGAGCCTTACAAGGACCAAAAGCGAGACTTGCGCAGCGAGTTTCGTGAGAACGGATGGCTCAATACCGACGAAATCCGAGCAGCAGTCAAGGCGTACCGCCTGTACAAAGGTAAGGTAAACATTGACGAAGTGGTGGAAAATTTTAATATGTTAGCAGGAGACACGGATGATTCTTGAATATTCAAAAGTGCGCCACAATTCTCGCACACCTGAGCGCGCCAACCCCTCAGACGCAGGGCTTGACGTTTTCTATAGTCCCGAAGAGGGGGATGCCGCCGGACAGTGGCTCAAGCCTGCGGAGTCTAAAGTGTTTTCCACCGGCTTAAAGTTTGGTGTGCCGCATGGATATATGCTGGAGGTGAAGAACCGTTCTGGAAACGCTGCGAAGAAGAGCCTGCTGGTTGGTGCTTGTGTTATAGACTCAGGCTACGAAGGCGAGGTGTTTGTAAATTTACACAATGTTGGCGCCGAACCACAATTCATCTACGCCGGCATGAAGATCGCGCAGATCGTTATGACGCCGGTGGTACATTTCCGCCCGCTGGAAGTGGAGGAGTCTCGTATCTACAGCTACCCCATCACCATTAGCGACAGAGGCGCCGGCGCCTTGGGGAGCACTGATGGATAAGGCGACACAACAAACAATGTTCAGCTCGAAGACAGGAATGTGGTCAACACCCCAAGACTTTTTTGATAAATTAAACTGGCGCTTTGGACCATTTAATTTGGATCCATGTGCCACCACACACAACACAAAGTGCGCCAACTTCTTCACAGAGGCTGAGAACGGACTGGAAAGAGACTGGGAAGGTTTTACTTGCTTCGTTAACCCTCCGTACGGAAGAGGTATTGACAAATGGATCGAGAAGGGTTATAATGAAGCCATGAAAGAGAACACCAGAGTTGTGATGCTCATTCCAGCCCGAACCGACACAAAGTATTGGCACAAGTATGTCATGAAAGCTTCGGAGATTCATTTTGTGAAAGGGCGCCTTAAGTTTGGCGACAGCACAAATAGTGCACCATTCCCATCCGCAGTGGTGGTGTTTGATGGCAACGAAGAACTTTGGAGAGTGGAGGGAATCAATCGATGAATCGTAAAAATCGACGCACATTAGAAAAAAAGATGAACAAGGAAGCGGCTGAAAATATCGCCGATAAAATTTCTCAATTTCAAAATTTGCCAGATGAGTGTCTTGCCTGCCTCGCACCATTCGATAAGAAAAGCAAGAAAATGGCAAAAACATGGAACGTCGTCGTGAAGGACACCGACACCGTAAGGCTGTACTGTCCAACGTGTTGGAAAATGGCACGCAAGATGGCACTAGAATACTTTAAGGAGACAGAATGAAGACCAAAAACCCAACAGAAGAGGTGCCCCATGGCAGTTGAAAGAATTTCAGAAGCGGCACTTCACCAGATTTTAGGTGGACCCACCAATCCTGCCACATGCGTGATAAAATTCTACTCTAATGGTTGCGATTATTGCCACGCCTTAAGCGGATACTACAAAGATATTGCAGAAACTTACACAGATCTGTATTTCTTTGCTTTTAACATCGACGACAGCCCCAAAATTGTAGAAAAATTAGGAATTAATGGGGTACCTACCATTGGGCTTATAAACACGGGTTCCCCTAAACCACGTCTTAGAATCTTAGACGATCCTGAACACCCTAACGAAAAAACATGGTACACAGTGAAGCATATCAAATCATTCATCGAAAAGGAGAAACAATAATGACTGACGAAACACTACAGGCGACTATACTTAACCTGAAATCTCAAGCACTGGGCGTGCTGGGATTAATGAAAGACATGGCGCGCCGAGCCACTCACGAAACAGACGTAGGCACGTTGTCTAATTATGCTGCCCAGCTAGCACAATTAGAGGGAGCTATGCTAACTTTACAGCAATATGCGCCTCTGATTAAAACTGCCGGCGCCGAGGCTTTGGCACTCTTGAACCACCCACCGGAAGAGGAAGAGGTAGAGGAAGCCGCGGAGGAAGATGCGGAAGAGGAGCGACAAGCAGAGGATCCTCCAGCACCTTTAACCGAAAAGGAATTGCGCGAGCGATCCCCCACCTTTAGAAAATCCCGCGGTGATTCAGCCCGACCTCCTGAAGCACAAGAGGAATAAAGAATGATCACCATTGAAGGCAGAACCTTGCTATCTCGGTGTTTGTCGTACGACGATGTACTATTGATTCCTCGCTACTCCGATATTCAGAGTAGAGCAGAAATAGATATATCGTCGGACTTGGGACGAGAACTAGTGCTGCCTCTCCCCGTTTTGGCGTCCCCTATGGACACGGTATCGGAGGAAGAGATGGCATCCGCCATGAATGCTTCCGGCGGCGCCGCAATCATACACCGCTATAACTCTGTTATTGAGCAGGTAGAAATTATTGACAAGGCAGTTCAACTCGGCGCAACGTCGGCTGGGGCTGCGGTTGGGATCACTGGTGACTTTATACAGCGCGCCCAATGTGCAGTGCAAGCCGGCGCAACCTTCCTATGTGTGGATGTTGCGCATGGTCACCACATCATGATGAAGGAGGCTTTAGGACAACTACGCGATGTAGTGGGCGCCGAAACGCACATCATGGCAGGAAACGTTGCTACGCTGGAGGGAGTTAACGCTCTCTCTGACTGGGGCGCTGACTCCGTACGGTGTAATATTGGCGGCGGCTCCATTTGTTCGACTCGCATCCAGACGGGACACGGACTACCCGGTCTCCAGACTATTATGGATTGTGCAAAGACAGATAGGGACGTTGCAATCATTGCTGATGGGGGGATCCGTAACTCAGGCGACATCGTCAAGGCGTTATCTGCAGGCGCAGATGCGGTCATGTGTGGCTCACTTTTATCGGGCACTGACGAAACACCCGGACAGATTTTAAGAGATCGTGAGGGACAACAATGGAAAACTTATCGAGGTATGGCTAGTAAAGAGGCGCAGATTAGATGGCGTGGGAAATACTCATCGTTCGAAGGAGTCTCTGCACAAGTGCCATACCGCGGTCCAGTGGGGGCTATACTCGCAGACTTAGAGAAAGGGATTCGTTCGGGGTTCTCCTATTCGGGCGCGCGCACACTAGCACAACTACAGTGCAGGGCGCAATTTGTGGTGCAAACTCCAGCCGGACAATCTGAGAGCAGAACTCACATCACTCACAGGCAATGGTAATGGATCACGATCTTGATTATGGCAAGCTTAATAAGCGCGTAGTATTTACTGAAAACGATCATCGTCATGCAAAGCTGTTGTTGCGCCTAAAGGCGGACGGACTGACGCAGGCTAAGTTTTTCCGGAATATCATCACGGGCTACATTGACGAAGATCCCCGTATTCAGGAATACATCGATGAGGTGGGTGGTCTCTCTATAAAGAAGAAGAACAGAGCCAAAAAGCTCAGAGAAGAAGGTCAGCAAAAGATGCGTGACTTTGCTCTCAATGATGGCGAGGTTGAAAACATTTTCGATCTGATTGCCGAGGAGCACCCTGAATTATGAATGGCTATGGTTTGCTTGATTGCTCTAAAAAATGTAGAGAACTTAAGACATGTTGCCCCATTAAAGATTGTAAGCACTGGATAGAATATGAGGATGAGTATAATTGCTCACTGGTATCTATTTATGAGCACGGACCGATGACCTTGAGGCAAATTGCCGAGAGGCTTCATTTATCTTTTGCGCGGATAAAGCAGATAGAAACCAAAGCCCTCGCAAAGATTAAGAAGAAAGCATTTATGCACAATCCGTTTTTTTAGGTGTTTAACCAAACACATTACTATTTATTTTTGAGTTTCTTTAAGAAATATAGGAGAATTTTAAATGGCTCGTAAGACTTTGTTAACAGAGAGCGAAATTAGGCAGTTCATGAAGCTAGCCAATCTTTCGCCAATTCGGAGCGAGAAGCTCCAAGAAATGGGATATGAAATGCCCGGCGCCCGTGACGATGAGGAGCATGTTGAAGATGAATTGCATGCAACCGAAGACGAGCTTGGTGCGGAAGACCACGTCGCTGACGAAGAGGGCGCCGAACTAGATATTGCTGACGACGAGTTAGCTGATGACGACGCGGATATGTCCGGCATCGACGATTCTGAAAGAGAAGAGTTAATGGCTGATGTTGTCGCTGCAGTTGCTGATGCTCTTGGCATCGCTGACCAAGTATCTATTGAAGCTGGCGCCGAAGGAGGTGAGGATTTGGATGAACCAGCCATGGATGATATGGAAGTTGATGCTGCTGAAGTTGAGATGGAGCCTGTACCGGGCGGAGAAGAGATTGAAGTAGGCGCTGAGGAAGAAGAGGAAGTCGAAGAGCCGATGATGGAAACGGGCGCAAAGCGCACCGGTGCATCCGAGGACGATGATTCTAAAACCCATAAGGGCGAGAAGGATTATACCACCAAGAAAGGTGAGAAAAAGAAGACAAGCGGCAAGGGTCGCGGCGAAAAGAAAGGCGATGAGGCTTATGTCAATGAAGACGAAATTGTTGCCGAGGTTGCACGCAGAGTAGCTGCGCGCCTCCAAGCCGAGAACCAGCGTGAGCAGGTGGTTGAAAACCTTGCCGAGCGCATCATGAAGCGTCTTGTTAAGTAACACCTTGACAAAGTAATTACGTTCTGTTATAATATAACCACCGTACGCGGTGGTTATTTTTTTGGAAGGAGAACCCCTCATGGAATTTTTGCTCTATTTTTTAGTTTTTATCTTTGGGTACTACACCTGTAAAACATTTTACATTTACCGGTCTGGAAGTTTAACGGTCGCAATGTTAAAGACATCCCAACTGACGAGCCTCATTTTACTCATCCGAGCGCTGGAACAATATGCTTATATTCGCACGTTTGGATCCCAGCAACTAAAAAAAGCTCGCGCCACTGAAAAGGAGGTAGAAAGCTATCAACTTTACATTGATAATGACATAGCATTCTTTAAGAGCAAATCAATTGATAACTTAGTGAGGGCAACCCCTAATTACTTTAAACAGGTACTTGAATTTGAGGACTGGGAGTCTGCGATGAGATATTTGAATGAAAACAAAGAATTGGCTGATCATATTATTAAACCTAGGGGGTAAGATGATTAAAAAAATTAAACAGTTTATAACCTCTGCTGAAGAGTCGGCAGATGAAAAAGAAAAGAAGATTATTATGCTAGATCCTTCACAGCTGTCGGGACCACCCGAGCCAGATCTGCGCATTGTGGGGCTTTTTTCGGATGTGTTGGAAGATAAGGTAGCAGACTTGGTGCATGCCTTTTTATATTTAGATGAGATTAATCGCCTTTCAAAGCCAGAAGAGGAGCAACCGATTAAGTTCTATATATCCACATATGGAGGGAGTGCTGACGACATGTTCGCACTCTACGACGTAATCCGACAACTGCGCGAAACCAGCGAGTTTCATACCATCGGGCTTGGCAAAGTAATGTCCGCCGGCGTTCTGCTACTGGCATCGGGCACAAAGGGAAAGCGCAAGATTGGGAAGAATTGTCGTGTTATGATTCATTCGGTAATGGGAGGCAACCATGGGAGCCTTCACAACATGATGAATGAACTTGAAGCTATCGAGCAACTACAGGACATGTATTGTGACGCCCTTATCTCTGAGACAAAGATGACGAGATCAAAACTTAAAAAAATGATTGAACGCAAAGTGAATGTCTATTTATCTGCAGAAGAAGCGGTCGAAATGGGTATCGCCGACATCATCATCTAGAGGAAAGTAAATGTCAGATTATATTAAAGATATGTTTATTGATGTGGTGGGAACACCCGAGGCGCCACACCGTGCACAAGATACCAGCATGCAAGATGAAGTATTAGATCTCATCTACGAACAGTTTGTTAAGTCCCCGCAGCCTCTGCAAGAGGCGCCCAAGACATCCCGCGCCAAAGAGTTTTTACTGGTGTTACCTAAGTTTGTCCCTACCGAAGCGTGGGGTAGACCCGATAGCATGGAGAGGCAACAAATCAATAGGCTCTTCGGGGTAATGGGGGGAGGACGCACAATCGAAGGGAAGATCAAATTTCTTCAACGCATCGCCGAGAAGGATACCAAAATTACATCCCCGCGCCGCATCATCTCGTCTTTGATTATCTTAGAGGCGCTGAGTGCAGTTGTCACAAGCTTTAGCGCCTCCAGCGCAGGCTTCGTTTTTGAAGGCTTCCTTGCGGCACTCTTACAGGGCGCGCAGGAGGCGGACGTTTCTGCAAAAGGGAACCTTCCCATTCAAGACTTAATTGCTTTTACGGAGACAGACGTCCCAGTGCCTATTAGTCTGAAACTACTTAATAAAACTACCAACATCGAGGGAAGCTACACTAACCTTGTGGACGGTCTCGACGAATTCGGTCAAATGGTTTATATTGTTGCACGCAAAGATGGAGAAGCAATTGCCATCGAACAGTTTACGTTCGATCAAGAAAACTTTGTTGACGCGCTTACAACAACAGCTAAAGGAGGAGGGAAGAAATCAGGACTGGGATTGGTACAATTGCCTGATATGACCCCCGAGCAATCTATTGAGGTGCTCAAGGCTGCTCCGACGTGGGAGGAACGGTATGAGCTACTTCAGCATACAGCCGGCTATTCCGAGAGAGTAAGAGAAAAACGCAAATCAGAAGTTGCGCCAGCCGACGCGGACGAACACGAACAACAGTTACAAGAGATTATCCGCGAAGAGTGGAACATGTTGACTGAAAACAAGGGAGGCACCCAATGGGCAATTAGCCCAGCGCAATTAAAATCGTTTCAATCTGTGGGATATAAGTTTTATGGGGAACTTCCTTATGCGCCCGCGCGTATTGAGCAGGTAGCTATTATGCACATGGATAAATTAAATGGTGAACTGACGGAACTTTTTTCTGCCACCCAATCTCTTTCTGAAAATATTAATAAATATTTCACATTCGATAAACGCGCCCGCGCCATCAACTCCGGGGAAAAAGCTATCGCGGACAGTGTTGAGATTCAAAGAACACTAACTTCTCAACTTCAAGCCGGCTCTGAGCCAGAAAAATGATTTTATTTGCTTGACAAGTTGCCCATTTCACATTATAATATATACATAACCTTGAGGTATCAATGAGTCGAGAATACGACGACAATCAAACACTACAACAAAAAATCATGAGGGGCGCCGATATCCTAGCGGACAATGTCGCTTCCACCCTCGGACCCCGCGGAAGGAACGTCCTTTTGCAGGAGAAGGGCAAGACACCATTCATCACAAAAGATGGTGTCACAGTAGCACACTTTGTGGCTTTGCAGGATCCTGTTGAAAATGCTGCCGTAGAAGTTATTAAGCAGGCTGCGGTTGAGACAAACGCTAGTGCCGGCGATGGCACCACAACCGCAACCGTATTATCACGAGCGATTCTGAGGGAGTCACAGAAGTTTATCGCTTCTGGTGTTCCCCCCACTGAACTACAGCGCGGCATTGGACTAGCCGTTACAGAGGTAACTAACAACCTTAAGGAGATGGCGCGCCCTATCAAGAGCGCAGCAGACATCCAGCACGTTGCCACTATCTCAGCAAATAACGATAGTACCATTGGCAAACTAGTAGCCATGGCAGTTGATAAGGTGGGACAAGATGGGTCTATTACTATTGAAGAGTCTCGTTCAATTGAAACCTCGGTGGATATTACCGAAGGATTTGGAATGGCGTCGGGCTATTGTGCCGGTGCATTCGTGACTGATGAACGCCGAAGTGTCATGTATCACGAAGAGCCCCTGATACTGGTGACTGATAATAAAATCTCGTCTGTAGAGCCAATATTGCCGTTGCTTGAAATGATAGCTCGCGAGGGGCGCCCACTTATATTTGTAGCTGAAGAGATCGAAGGGCAAGCCCTAGCTGCATTGATCATGAATGCTATGCGAGGTACGTTAAAAGTGGCAGCCGTAAAAGCGCCGCTTTACGGTGAAGAGCGCCGCGAGACCTTAAGTGATTTAGCGCTTTCTACCGGCGCAACCTTTATAACGCGAGAGTCTGGCGCTAAACTACAAGACGTAAGACTCTCAGACTTGGGGACCGCTAAGTCCATCGAGAGCAATAAGTATTCTACGATTGTGGTTGGAGGCAATTGCGATCATGAAGCAGTAGAAACTAAGATCCAAAGCCTTAAGGCTGACATTGAGAGTACCGAGTCATTGCCTGAGTGTGAGAAGATTCAGGGGCGGATTACGCGACTGTCTTCGGGTGTTGCCGTTATCCGCGTTGGGGGAGCCACCGAAGTAGAGATGACTGAGAAGAAACATAGAGTAGAGGACGCACTAGAGGCAGTTAGATCTGCACAAGAAGAAGGGATCGTACCCGGCGGTGGTACCTCTCTCCTGCGTGCAGCACTCAAACTCGTCATCAAAACCCATAACGCCGATCAAGCTTATGGAGCTTCAGTAATTCGCAAGGCTTGCGAGGAGCCTCTTAGACAAATGGCTTTAAATGCCGGCATGTCGCCCGACCTAGTAGTGTCGGAAATAGAAAAGACCACTCAAGATTCTGATATTGGGTGGGACTTTAGACTGCAAGAAAGCACAACACTACTTAGTAAAGGTATTATTGACCCCGTTAAGGTGACACGTACAGCGCTTCAAAACGCTGCTAGCTGTGCTGGTACGCTGATTACTACCAATTACGCTATTATACAAACGGAGGACAAATGATGCAAGAAGGAGATTTGGTACATATCCCGCAGGGAGTTAGCTTATGGAACTATGCAGACAATGGCTCTATGAATATTATAAAGACCGAGAAACCAATCACTGGCGTTTTTCTGCGAGCAGATGCCTCCAACACCTATCGAGTGTATGCTAAGGGGAGAGAGAATACAGTCGAAAAAAGACACATTTACCCCATGGAGAGAGAATATGCCACTCGTTAAATTAACAGAGGTGTGCCAGAGCGGAGCAGTCACCACGCAACAAGATTATACGTTGCGAGAGGTGTTTATAAATCCTGAGCACGTTATAATGATTCGCGAAGAAGCGCGCATGCGAAAGCTTAACGAACAAGGGCTACTACCCGCGGGTCTCAAACAAGAACACCGCTTCACCAAACTAACCATCAATCGTGGGCACACCGGCACAGAAATCGTTGTTGTTGGCGCGCCAGATGTGGTGGAAAACTCACTAAACACCAGAAAAGAATTATTAAGAGGATAAAATGGGACAAAGAGTCAACATACAATATTCAGTGGACATAGAAGAACTGCCTGTGGAAGTAACGCGGATTCTGCATGGCGCACTAACTGAGCTTGAGTCAGCGCGAGAGCATGCTTTGACAGAAGTAAGCGAAGATACTTTGATGTCGTTGGACACTGTGGCTGAAATAGAAGCCATCCGCACACAACTATCTCGTATTGATTTTGCGCTTTCGGATGTTAACAATCTTGTCAATGCTTTTTTAAACTATAAGACTGCGGACTCCGCGGAGCCCCCTGTCCCCCCTTCTTTCGCTAATGTGCCTGCCCCGCCCGGGCTTGACATGTCTCCAGACAACTTGGAAACCCTCCAAGAGCAAATTGAAGAGTTTAAGAATAGCCTAGGCACGGAGCCACCCAAAAATGAAGTCTCCGATTAAAGATGTAATTAGGAAACATAAAAGCCACACCGCCCTAAGAGAACTGATCCCGCGAGGTAGTGTGGTCGACTCGTTCTTATTTTTTGCCGGTGATGTTGAGTTCGCGCTCACAGACTATGAGCGATTTGTGGTAGCCCGCACATCTAACCAGCTAGTGTATGAGTTTTGGGAATGTGTGGGTGCCGACCCCGAACGACTTTATCAGATTTTAACATCGAAGGTCCTCAAGTTTAAAGAGCACAGGATGTTTGAGGCTCTGCAGGAAACCTGGCCAACATTTCCAGATCCATTCGTGCGGTCTAGCCTGTTCTTCTTGTTGAATCGCTGCTCCAGCACTGGATTTCCCAGCTATGGAACACTCGATATGTCGGGCTTTAATCCGCTATCTCTTTCGTATTTAAAGAGATTTAAGACGCCCTCTAATTTTCATTTAGAATTAACGCCGGCGGAAGGGATCAAAAAGAGTTTACAAAGAGCCACTCATGATTATCTTGTTGTGGCTCCCGGTACCTATAAATTTAATTTGTTTGAGCATGGGAGCCCAAAGGCGTTTGAGGAAACTATTTTAAATCATGACGAGCTTTATACTGCTTTGACGCAGAGGGCTGACGAGCAAAAATGGGCTCTTGTTTACAATTATCACTCTCGTTTGTTCGAGCTTTACAAGGACTATAATCAGATCATGGTAAACAAGTATGGCGCGCGCACCAAGAAAAAAGATGAGTGCGAGGAAATAATAATTGCCAACTTCTAATCTGGTATTTGCATGTTTTCTGTTCGCCCTCGGTCAAACGATGGGTTGGTTTCAACTAAACTCCCAGTTTGTCTGGGACTGGTGGAAGGATAAGCCCATATTGGCAACTGTCCTTTATTGCATTCCGACCGGTCTATGTTTTTGGTACGGAATTAAGATAGCATATGCTGAAATGGGGGAGGTGTGGGGACCGCGCTTTTTGATATTCTCGATGTCCTATTTGACCTTTCCTTTTTTAACATGGCACTTTCTCGGCGAGAGCATGTTTACCGCCAAAACTATGCTGTGTGTGTTTCTTTCGTTCATGATTGTAAGCGTTCAACTGTTTTGGAAATAGGCAACTATTTATAATGATGGAGTTTAATTAATGGATATATCTACAGGAAATTGGTTTGAGTATCTTCGAGAAGAAGTTTTAACAGAAGGGCTACGAGACATCGGCTTGCCCGAGGTCATCATTGACTTTATTGAGGAAGGCATGCCGAATGCTCCCGAGAAGTCAAAGATGTACGCAGGCAATAACTGGAAAGAACACAGGCTGGG